CGGTAAGGTTGCTAGTTTTGATGTTACAAAAAAAGACCCGAAATGGGAAAAGGCAGATTTTAAGGGTGCTTTAGACAAAATTTCATCGAAGGGGGCCAAGGATGCTAAACTTCCTGGTACTGGAGATAAGCATTTTTACAGAACCGATTATAATATAAAAGAAAGCACAGAATTTATGTGGGGTAAAAATGTATATAAAACATTAGAATTAGAAATTTTGGTTCCCGGAAAATTCGATACAAACATTGGTGACATCGTGGAATTGGATTTAGTAAATTATACAAAAAATACTGAACCAGAATCTAACCTAAACGGAGAGTGGATGATAATGGAAATCACAGATTTTATCACTCCTCCAGATTATGTAATGCGGTTGGTGCTTGTTCGTGCCAAATTTGCTAAATAAGGAGACACAAATGCTATTCGACAATTCAGATCATCTGCATAATATCAGCCCTTCACAAAATATTTTTTATAGGGCTGTTATCGAGGATAATGACGATTCCAAGGAACCAGGAGGCACACTAGGCCGATGCCGAGTCAGGATTCTGGGCATACACTCTCAGAATGCCAAACGCACAGGAAAAAATAAAGGAACACCGACCGAGGAACTTCCGTGGGCAGAATTAATGGTGAGCACAGGATTTTCAGGAGGTATGTCAGGTTTTGGTGTATCTTCAGTACCATTAAAAGGATCATGGGTTTGGGTTTTCCTAGATGGCGGTGACTGGAACAGACCCATCATAGTAGGCTTGATATTTTCGATATCAACAAAACAGGGACCAGGTGCTGCGAAGGCTGATGGAGGTTTTTATGATCCTGATAAAGTCTATCCTGTAAAGAAAAAACTCAATGAACCAGATATCAATCGTCTTGCGGCAAACCGAAAATTTGCAGAGACGCCAATCAAAAAAATCAGGGATGCTAACAAGGATAAGGGTATATCTACATCGACTGGAGGAACATGGAATGAGATTCTTGAAGCCTCGTCAAAAGCAAAATATCCTCACAATATAGTTTTCGAAACACCAGGACAGAGTATAATAGAATATGATAGTACAGAAGGCAATGAGAGAATTCACTTTTTTCATAAATCTGGGACATATTGGGAGATTCAAGAAAAAGGAGATTATCAATCTAAAACGGTTGGTAACCACTATGAGATTATAGATAAAGATTATCATAGACTTACTAAAATGAATCAAAGGATTACTGTTCAAGCCGATGTAGAAACAAAATATGATGCCAAGGAGACCATATTAATTGGTGGCAACCATAAAGAGACGATTAAAGGAAAGGTAGAACAAATTTATAAAAGTACCAAAGATGAGAAGGTTACAGGTGCTTGCACAGAAAAATACTCAGCTGGACAAAGTACAGATGGTGGGCCTAAAATTACTATTAAAGCAGGAGTCATAAACTTGAATTAAGCATTTAAACAAAACCATCCTTTATATTTTAACCATTCTTTTTTGACTTGAGATAAGGATCTAAAGTCATGTTTATATATTGGTTTACCATTATTGTATGAAGAAACCCTTAATGCTTTATAGGGTAAATCGTGATCATCACAAAATTTTGAAAATGAACCTTCCGATATAAACATTAACTCACCTTCTTCGTTAAATATTTTCTTAATTTTAACCGGTAATTTTCTTTTTTTCATTTTTTCTATGTATTCTTTCTTTTTCCAGTTTTCTTTTGTGTTCCTGGATTTTTTCTTTCTTCCCTCTTCTGTGAATCCTTTTTTGGTGTTGATCGAAATCTTCTTTCTTGTTTCTTCAGAGATTCCATATTTCATCTGAATTTTTCCTTTTTTGCTTAATAGTTTTTTGGTTTTTTCTGAATGCTTAAAACCTAATTGACTTTTTCCGCCTTTATTTCCATTATATCCTTCTTTAAATGTGTTATGTTTTTCTATATAAAATATTTCTCTTTTATCAAGCGAATTATCTTTTTTATTTTTATTTAAAGGAGAAAACAAAATTATATTTTCTTCTAAAATTTCTGACTCAAAATTTTCAATACCATACTTTCTAATGGCTTTATGAAATTTTGAATTCGAACCACTTTTAGCAGTTTTTATATGACCTTTTAGTCTTTCTTTCATGCTTTTTATTGTTTGACCTATATATGCTTTTCCATTAATTTTATTTGTATGTTTATAAATTGTGCCCGTCACAATACATCCTTTTGAATTAATTGAATTTAGTTATTTTTATAATTAGTCGCTATATCATTAAACTATATAGATATTTATATAAATAATCTTAAAAGGGGATAATATGGGAATTACTAATTTATTGAATGGAAATAATCCTTTAGATGATATAAAAAATTTAATAGCTGTTCCTAGTACACCAAAGGTTCCAGATATAGTTGATTTTGAAAATTTCGCTACTGGTGCAGCTTGTATTGAGGCTTCTGTAAAACACACAGCACTAACATTAAAGCTTAGAAGTGCTCATATAGGAGGCGAGGTAATTATGGATTCTATTATACCTATATTGGAAGCTATGCTAGGAATAGAAAATCCACCATTTCAGGTGCCCGAATTAGAAGGCTTTAATATAGATTTAGGTTTATCTAAAATTTCATCTCCAAAAATAGGAGATATTCCTCAGTGTTTATCTGATACTTTAACAGGCAAATTATCTACAAATGGTCCTGATTTAATGAAAGATATTCTTGACCCATTTAATGCTGCGATAGGAACAGTCAATAGTTTCACATCTGAAGCAGATAATTATCTTAATTCAGCTCTTAACTCCTTCACGGGCTCTTTAAATACTCTTATTAATTCGGCCAATAAAGTTCTTGCTGATTCTATGAAACAGGTAATTGATCCAACTGATTTGGTTTTATTTGAGCAAGTTGATACTCTATATAAATACTTACAAGATACTGAGTATATTCAAGATTATAAAAATTGGAAAGATATGACGAAGTGTATTCAGACTAACTGCAAGCCAATTGCTGATAAGATTTTAACAGATGATTTCTTGTGGTATGACGAAGATAAACACACTGAATTTATTATGCCAATTGACTTAAATAGTGGCAGAATTACATTCATTAAATTTTTTAGGACTCTTACTAAGGAACAATCAAGACAATGCTATGAAATTGAAAAAAGATATTATCAATATCTTAGGGATAAAAAAGCAATAGCTCGAAAGGCATCTGAAAAATTAAGATTACAAAAAATAGCCGATAGTAAAAATCCCTTTGAAGCGATTGTTAGTTCAATGACTTCTTCAAGAGATAATATTGTTAATACGCTATTCTAGGAGAAATAAATGAATTATACTGATATAGCACCAAAAATTAATGCAAAAAATTTAAATGGAGCAGATGCTGTTATGGCTTCTATGGGAAATATTTTGGGAACACCAAAAGGTTCAGTCCCTGGTCATCCGGAGTTTGGGTGTGGTATGAATAAGTACCTATTTGAACAGATAGACATTTTAACAGCTCATATGATAAAAGAAGAGGTTCAATATGCTTTGGCTAGATGGGAACCAAGGGTTAAGGTTTTAGATATTAATGTGAATGAAGATTTGGATTATAATAGGATAGATATTAAGATTGCTTTTGAAATACTCAATGAAGCAGAAAATCCTGAGAGAGATTATATCTACTCAGTAAAAGTATAAATATAATAAAAGACAAGGAGAACATTAATGTTAACAACAGTGCCTTATGAATTAGATGAGATAAAAAATAACCTAAAATTAAAAGCCATAGAAGAATTTGGTTTAACGGATGCCGAATATGAGGGGTCAAATATATCACAATTAATTAACTTACTTGCTTACTCTACGGTAATGAATAATACAAACTTCACTTTTGGGCTTAATGAAATGTTTATTTCACAAGCTCAAGATAGAAGAAATGTTATTAAGCACGCCAGACAAATGGGTTATTCGCACAAAAGAAGAATATCTTACCAATATAAAATAAAATTAAAGGTTTTAAAATCAGGCGAAGTGACATTAAATAAATATTCAAATTTTAGCAGTAATGGTAATAATTATGTTTACCTTGGGGAAAGTATCCTTGATGTTTATGGGACATATTCATATCTAAAACTTTTAGGAAACGAATACAATAATGGATTAGTTGATATATATTTAAGTGCGAGTTTTGCCAAAGGTAACTTTATCATTACAGAGGAAGGACAAGTTTGTAAGATACTTCATAGAGAGTCCATTGGGGACCCTAGATTGCTTTTAGAAGTAATTAATGGAGAAGAATTGCCTATTTATTCGCGATTGGGTCAAGAGATTTATATTACAGATGGCACAAGAACAAACGGATACAGAAACTTCATTAAAGTTGGTACTCTTGATACTTTTGTTACAGATTTAACATCAAAGACTTTTAGGGTTCAGATGACATTAGAAGATGGTCAAGTATT